AACAACTATTGACCTTGAGTCATGGTTAGAAAGCACAAATTATCCAGGAAGCAGGAAAGAGCAATTACGGAAATGTTACAACATAGAGAACGAGAAATTTGTTAGACCAAAATTTGAAGAATTGAAATCATTTATTAAAGACGAATTTTACCAAGAACCAAAAGCATTTAGAACAATCAATTCAAGGGATGATTATTATAAGTGTATCCTAGGACCATGGATTCATGCCATAGAGAAAGAAGTTTTCAAACATGAAGACTTCATTAAAACAATACCAGTAGCCGATAGGGCGAGAGCTGTGCATAATAAATATCAAGAAGGTATGCATATAGCAACAACAGATTGTACAGCATGGGAAGCAAGCATGGGTCGTGATATAATGAAAGCAGTGGAATTTGAACTGTTTAAAGTTATGTCGAAATATATACCGGGACACAAAGAATTTTTAGATTGTTATTATAAGCTTGTTTTTCAGAACAAGTTAAAGTTCAACGGTTTAGTAGTCACTGTCATTTCAAGACGAATGAGTGGGGAGATGTCAACGTCAGTTGGTAATGGATTTACTAATTTGATGATGCTTCGTTTCACCTGTTACATCTATGGAATCACAGCCTTCATTTTTGTTGAAGGGGATGATGGAATAGTTTTCTCAGATAAGCCTTTACCTGAAGATATTTTTAGAGGGTTAGGATTCATTATAAAACTAGAACGTCACAACGACATTAGAAAAGCCAAGTTTTGCAGTCTACTATTTGACAATGAGTTCAATCTCGTAAGAGATCCCATTCATTCAATACTAAGATTAGGTTGGACATCCCAACTTTACGTTAACTCAGGAAGAAGAGTCCACATGAACCTTCTTCGTCTAAAAGCAATCAGTCTTAAATGTGAGGTGCCTAATGCCCCCATTTTAGGAGTACTAGCTGATCGCATTCTAGAGCTTACCAAAGCATATTCTAGAGGCTTGAGTTCATTTTTAAGAACCGCCAAAGTGAGTCTATAC